CGTATTGGAAAATGTGAATGTTCAAGATGTCAAAAACCTAATGGCGGATGGGAAAAGAAAGCTGTTTTAGAACGCAACGGTCTTTTAAATGGCTTATAACGGTTAGTATAAACGGTCGTTTTAATGCCGTTTATACATTGTTGTACCCCGTTTTTTTCTTTGCGCTCTTGATTTCTAAAATAATTAGTGGTTTTGTGTAGGAATTAAAAATAAAGTTGTATATTTGCATTATGGTAAAAGGTTTTCGATATAGGGTTTATCCGAACAAAGAGCAGGAACAGCAATTAAATCAGATGCTGGGAAATGCTCGTTTTGTATACAATTGGGCATTGGATAGACGTATTAAAGAATACCAAGCAGAAAAAAAGAGTGTGTCTGCATTTACCTTAATGACTGAGCTTACTCAATTAAAGAAACATCCTGAATATGATTGGTTAAAATTGTCTGTTGCTCAAAGTTTGCAGCAATCAATTGTAAATATGGATAAAGCATTTACTCGGTTCTTTAAGCAAAAAAAAGGATTTCCAAAATTTAAGAGTAAGCACAAAGGGACTCACAAGGTTGGTTTTCCGCAAAACACTAAAGTAGACTTTGAGAACAGTAAGGTATCTGTTAATAAAGTTGGATGGCTTAAAACTAAAATCAGCCGAACTTTTGATGGGAAGATAAAAACAGCAACCATTGAAAAAACACCTACTGGTAAATTCTTTATTTCAATTACCGTTGAACTACCAGATGTTAAAGTAAAACAAAAGCCTATATCAAAAGAAAATGCAGTTGGTATAGATACTGGTATAAAAACATTTGCTACTTTATCGGATGGAACTGAAATAGAAAACCCAAAGCACTTAAAGAGTTCTATTCAACGATTAAAAGTGCTTCAAAAACGTGCAAGCAAAAAACAAAAAGGAAGTGCAAACAGAAAAAAAGCAAACTTAAAAGTAGCATTGCTTCACGAAAAAATATCAAACCAAAGATTAGATTTCATACACAAAACTACTACTGCGATAGCCAAACAGTACGATACAGTTGCGTGTGAAAACTTGAACATCTCTGGAATGATGCGAAACCACAAACTTGCTCAATCTATTGCAGATTTAGGGTTAGGTAGATTTTACACCATACTTCAATACAAGATGCAAGAACATGGGGGAAACTACCTTGAAATTGGAAGGTTTGAGCCGTCATCAAGGATGTGTAGTTGTGGTGTAATCAACAAAGATTTGAAATTGTCAGATAGGACTTGGGTTTGCAAGTCTTGCGGAACAATTAATGAAAGGGATGTATTAGCGGCAAACAATATCTTAAAGTTTGCTCTAAATCCTAAAAATAAAACAGGGCAGGTACTGTCCGATGAGCCTATGGAGACGCTGGCATTAGTCAGGTCTGAGAAGTAGGAACTATTGACGGGCGTTCTTTGCGTCCTTAAATGGGGTACAACTCGTTTATAACAACAATGTCAATAATTAAAATTATGAAAGGAGGAAGCGAAATGAACATAAAGGAAGCGATTGAGGTGCTGAAAAAATGGGGAAGTCTTTACGACGGTACAAGTGAATTACTAACGTGGGACATGAACGTTTTTAATGAAGCCATTGACACGGTAATAGCGGAGGTGGAGAAGCATTTGCCAACGGATGAAAAGACTGTTTGTCCCGAGTGCCTTAATCAATGCACCAATGAGGAACTTAAAATGTTTGGTGGATTATGTGAGGAATGTTCGGTTGATTTTAATTGAAGGAGGGAACGAAATGACCCGGGAAGAAGTATCAAAGACCAAGTGGAATTACCTATGCTTTAACCAACGGAACAAATGAAAGCCATCACTATGATTTTGAAATAACTATTGATAGAGACATTATCAAAGCTACGTCATCTTAATGGTGGCTAACGAACGAGTATATGGCAAGGTGGGGGTAAGAGTGCTGACCTATCAAGCCACAATGAACTAAATTAACAGCACTAAATTGGAACGATGCCCCAATTTGCTATATACATTGTTAGGCATCTGTAAAAATTACGGATATGAAAGTAGAACACGAACAAATTAAAATTGGTAGTAGAGTAAGGCTGCTTGAAGATGTAGAGATGTTTAATTGCACATACACAAAAGGACATGAATTTAAGGTTTACGGCAGTTCTTATCGTGGCTGGGACTTAATTGATGACGATGGAAACAAAATGGATGAATGTTTATTTATACACGATAAGTTGGAATTAGTAAAGGCGTAGTAATTTTTATTGTGCCTAACGTGTGAGGCTATGAGCAGTTGCCTTGTAAATACTGCTCAATTAACCACAAAGGTTGATAGGCAATTGCTTATAGCCTTTGTTAGCACCAGTTTTTATTATGAATTACGAAGAAATAAAACAAAAAGTAACGGACAGAGAAATTAACTGTGAACAAGCATTTGAAAGCCTTGCAGAAATCGGCTATTGTCCAAATTTATTAAACGATGATAATGGTCATTGGGCTGTAAAATTTGATGGCTTTCAAAATGTACCGATGGGAGATGACCCCGAAGATATTTCAAGCACTTGTTTTATTGAAGCAAAGGATTGGAAAGATAGTATTTACGAAGCACTTGTTTGGGCGTTGTCCTAAAATTGGTGCTAACGAATATGTAAACGCAATTAACATAAAATAGGAGGCAAAGAAATGAAAGAGAAAGAATACACAACAGAGGATTGGGTAGCAATTCACCAAGAGTTCTTCACTCTTGCCCGTGAGGTTGAAGATTTGAGACTGCACGGAGAACTTTTATCTGCATTCATAAAGTCGTTTCAAATAGGTTATGACCTTGGATTTCAAGAGGGGATGAACGAAGAATGGCAATCATTGGAGTAAACGGAAAAATGCAAAACGGAAAGGATACTGTCGGAAAGATCTGGCAGTACCTTTCCTTTAATGACAAACAACCTGGTCAGGACTTCATACAGGTGATGACCCAGGTTAATGATATGAGGTTAGCGCAAACGTCAGGATGGGAGATAAAGAAGTTTGCTGGTAAGCTGAAAGAGATCGCTTCGATCCTGACAGGTATCCCGGTAGAGGACTTCGAGAAAGAAGAAGTAAAGAACAGTTACCTTGATTCGGAGTGGGATATTACAGAACAAGAGCCTGGCGGGGTTAACGGAACTCTTGTTTCCAATTTCACTTATAATATGACTGTTCGCAGTCTACTCCAAAGAGTAGGTACTGATTGTATAAGAAACCATCTCCATCCGGATGCCTGGGTAAACGCTCTGTTCGCGGACTACAAGCCTCTCATATCCTCTGATGGGAAGAAAATTTATCCTAATTGGATCATCACAGACGTTCGATTTCCGAACGAGGCTGACGCTATCAAAAAGCGTGGTGGAATATTGATCCGGATAGAGAAACCATGTCCTGAATGTGGTGTTATGGAAGGGCATAAGATGATACCGCATAAAGTACAGCCTTCAGAGCATCCTTCTGAAACAGCTCTTGATGACTACCAGAAATTTGATTACGTCATCCAGAATGACGGTACGATTGAAGATCTAATCGAAAAAGTAAAAGCAATACACGATAAAGTATGTATGTAGATGTAAAAGTTACTGTATGGCAGAGGATACATCTCAACGAAGAAGGAGCAACTCTGAATGATATTAAGAAAACAATCGAAGAGGGTGGTGTTGGGTCACTTTGGGACAGGGAGGATTGTGATATTTATTGGGAAACCATGGTGGAGACGGAGGAGTATATCTCTGTTTCTGAAAACGGTGGCTGTTCTACTGTCGAGGTTTATGACGATGATGGGAATTTGTTGTGGAAAAATGCAGAAATATGAATGAAGAGAATAAAATAAGAAAAGCATGTTCTGTCTGTGGATCTGAGGATGTAAAGATGGACGCATGGGTTGTATGGAACTACGATAAACAGGAATGGGAAATAGATAACTTGTTTGGAGAAGATTGCTGGTGTGAGAATTGTGAGGATAATTGTAAAATAACTGATAAGGAGGATTAGTATGAAAGACAATGCAAGAAAGTTAAGACTCATGTTAAGGAGGATAGATCCGAATCTGTTCTACGTCATAACTATTCATAATGGTATAATATCTTTTCAGGGAAAGTTTAACCCTCAAGTTGTTATATATCTCAGAAATCATAAATTCGTGAATTCAATATCCATTAATGGGTACGTCGAATTTTCACGGTCTAACATTAAAATTGTATTGACATGAAGATGAACATTAACATCTCTCACTTTGAGGAGCTGATGAAAAGAGGGTATAGTCTTGACATGGTTTATCTCCTGATGCTTATTGATGAAGGAGCTGACCTGTCAGGGTTATATCAGGAAAGCGAGAGAGCAGCCAACATACGCAGTGCTATGTTGAGAAAAGCTCTTATTACAGAGAATGACAAGATTACTCTGCTTGGAAAAGACCTTCTTGCTTTCATGTCCTCCACGAAAAGAGGGAGGCTTGAGAAAAAGAAGGTTCTTTCCACGGAGTTTGATGAATGGTGGAAAATGTTTCCAGGGACTGATACCTTTGAATATAAAGGCAAGAAGTTCATTGGTTCAAGGGCATTGAGGCAGAACAAAGATGCATGCAGAGTGAAGTTTGAGAAGATAATCATAAAGGGAGATTATACGGCAGAAGAGCTGATAGAGGCCCTCAAATATGATGTGGTGCAGAAGAAAGAGGCTTCTTTCAAGACTGGAAATAACAAGCTTTCTTACATGCAAAACAGCCTCACCTATCTTTACCAAAGAAGTTTTGAGCCATTTATCGAATTGATTAAAAAAGGTATCAGAGATGATGCAATTGATGATGAACCTATAAGAAGCGTAGAAATATGAGTTTTGATACAATCAGAGAAGAAGTAGAAAAGGGTTTGTTAGGTTTGAATGAAGGCATCCCTATGGGTTTCTATAGGGTGAACAAGTATATAGGCATAAGAAAGAGGATAATGACCCTCATCTTTGGTGCAACTGGATGTTTGTCAGGTGATACCGTGATAAATATATTACATGGAACAAACAGACATTGTAGTAGAAAGTATTCACTAGAAGAATTATATTATAAGTTCAACTGCCTTGGTGTTCCGGAGAGTATAAAGAAGCAAAAGAAGAAAACTGGTAGGAGGTGGAGTGGTAAACATTCGACTAAAGCTATCTGCTATCAGCATGATCGTGATATTTTAACATTTAACAATGTAATGAATGTAGTTCAGTCTGGAATAAAAGAGACTTTTGTACTGAAAACTGCTAAAGGTAAAGAAATAAGAGCAACCAAAGATCATAAGTTTCTTGTATCTCTTCCTTCAGTTTATAAAAGTCTGTCAGATCTTTCAGTTGGAGATACTGTGTATGTACGATGTAATAAATCTTCAAAAGGCAGAAAATCAAGACCTTATAGATATAATATTATTACAGCAATGCCTTATTATCCTTCTGCTACAAGTAAAAAAACAGTAACAAAAGGAGTTGAATATAATTATCAGAGAATAAGTAGAACTAGGGCTGTTTATGATGCGTGGCTAAATAGAGTATCTCTAGATTATTTTATAGAACAAGTGAAGACAAATCCTAATCACGGATTTATATTTTCAGATACCAAGATGGATATTCATCATATAGACGGTGTATATTATAATGATGTTCCTGATAATTTGTTATTGATAACTAAAGAAGAACATAGTAGATTACACGGAAAAGACGGTCATTCTGCTCATTTTGGAGATAGGTCAATTGAAAAAGATGAAATAGTATTAATAGAAAAATGGGGGGAGGAAATGACATATGATATAGAAATGAGTAGTCCGTACAATAATTTTGAAGCAAATGGAATAATAGTTCATAACAGTGGAAAGTCAGCCTTCATGCATTCTGCCTATATCCTCCATCCATACGATTATCTGTTGGAGCACAAGAGCGGCATTAAGTTCAAGGTGATACTCTTCTCCATGGAGAGAAGCAAGGTGTATATACTTGCCAAATGGGTAAGCAGGAGGATATTCCTTACACAGGGAGTGTTGATTCCCATTCCCAAGCTATTGGGATGGTGGTCTGATGATAAGCTTACTCATGATGAACATGACCTATTCATGCAATGCAAGGACTATATAGATGGTCTTCTTGATGTGGTGGACATAGTGGAAGGTCCGCAGAACCCTACCGGTATATACAAGTATGTGAAGGAGTATGCTACAGCTAACGGTAGGTTTGAAGAGGTGGACGAGTATACCAAGATCTATGTACCCAATCATCCCAACGAGATAGTGATAGTAGCTGAGGATCATCTTGGCCTTACTAAGTCTGAGAAGGGGATGACAACAAAGAAGGAGGCCATTGATAAGCTCAGTGAGTATAATCAGTGGTTCAGGGATGCTCTTGGATATACTCCTGTTCTTGTGAGTCAGCTTAACAGAAGCTTGAATAATCCCGCTTTCATGAAGAGGGAGGCATTTGAGCCGACTATTGACGATATAAAGGAGAGTGGTAATCCCGGTGAGGCTTCCGATGTAGTGATATCATTGTTCGATCCTATAAGATATAGGACTCAGGATGATTCATACAAAGTCGGTAATTTTGTGGACCCGTCGACTGGAGGAAACTATTTCAGAAGCGTGAAGATACTCAAGAATTCCTATGGAGAGGATTCAGTGAAGATAGGGATGGCATTTCATGGTGCCACCGGCATTTTCAAGGAGCTTCCTAAGAGTAAGTATATGGATGGCTTTGACTATAATTCGTTATTTACAGGAGAATATTTTTTGTTATGAGTAGAAAGAAGAAGAAACCAAAGGAAGAAGAAAAGGTACAAATGTTCAGAGATGGATATTTCAGACTGGATTTACCTGATTCATTCAATGTGGCACTAGGTTATGCAAATCCTGGAAAAGGGTTAGCTACTCCTTCATATGTTGAAACCTATTCAATATCCAGATTATGAATATAAGAGATGTTAGACAGGATCAGTTTGCTGATACCTGGATAGAAAGTTACACCAAGATTTGGAAATAATGTACATATTATTTACATTTACATCATAAATGTAGATAATATGTATAATTTCCATAAGAATGGTAGAGACTATTCTATAGTAAGAAAAGAATCAGTGGACCTTTTCTACAAAGGGTTGAGTTGTAAAGATATATCTAAAAAATTAGTAGTAGATAGACATGCTGTAGGTAGATGGTTAAGAGAAGCTGGATGTATTTATTCTAAAGTAAATAAAACGGACATAAACTCCAGTGTATTTGATAGTATATCTACAGAAGAGCAAGCATATTGGTTAGGTTTTTTATTTGCTGATGGCTACGTTTCTAAATCTACAGCATTTGAATTATCCTTATCGCTGAAAGATATATATCATCTGAAAAAATTTAAAAAATTCTTAGATTATAAAGGAAAGATACATATAGATAATAAAATAGGAAGATGTAGAATCATGTTTAATGATTCTCAAATTGTAAATAGTTTAAAGGAATTAGGATGTATTAATAGAAAATCTTTAGTATTGACTTTTCCAGAGAAATTAGCTACTAGTTTGTATTCTCATTTTATTAGAGGATATTTTGATGGAGATGGTTATATAAACGGTACAAGTAAGCCAATATTAGTATCCTTAATAGGTACTTACTCTTTTCTAGAAGCAATACATAATATATTGAATATACCAACACATAGTATTAAACACAGAAATTCAAAACATTCAGAGTTGGTATTTACTAATAATTTATGTGGAGAAACTGCTAGAAATTTTTGTAACTATATTTATAACAACGCTACTATATTTCTTGAAAGAAAATATAATAGATTCATTGAACACGTTGAAAAATATAATAAAAGAAAGGATTTACATAATGTAGTAATATTTGATATTATTAACAATAAAATTTACAATTTCAATAATTATAAGTCTGCGTGTATTTATATAAATTGTACATTTTCTACATTAAAGCGTTGTTATGAACATGATACACTAATAAAAAAACAGTACAAAGTATTAAAATATGGAGAACATAAGAGAAAAACGACAGAGAGAACTTGCACAGTCATGGATTAGTAATAATATGTATGGTATAATAAATGCATGTCCAAGATTTGGAAAAATTTTTATGTCAATTATTATAATGAGACAAGTAAATCCAAACTCAATTTTGATAGCATATCCAGATAATAAAATTAAAAAATCTTGGGAAGATGATTTTGAGAAATTTAGTTATCATCCTTCTAACATCATGTTCACTACATATCTCTCGTTGCATAAACACGTGGAGGAAAAGTATGATCTTGTTATCCTTGATGAAATTCATCTGATGTCGGAAGCACAAATAGAAAGCTGTAAGACGCTGTTAGAAGCCAATAGACGTATTCTGGGGCTCACTGGCACGTTGTCCTCTTGGACAGCTAAAGTACTCAAGGATGAGCTTTCATTGCCTGTAGTGGCACGATACTCAATTGAGATGGCAATCAAGGAAGGAATTCTTCCCGATTATGAAATCAATGTTATAACAACTCCTCTTGATGACAAGATTCTTGTTAATTATGGAGGAAAGAGAAAGACAGAGAAGACAAGGTTTGCTAATTATAAGTGGGTTGTTGATAAGCTGGAAAAAGAAGAGAAAAATTCGTTTCATATGAAATTGAAGATAATATCAATTCTTCAAACCTCTTCATCAAGAATGAAGGCAACAATTGATCTTATAGAGAAATTCAAGGAGGAAAGGCTGCTCGTGTTTTGTGGAAGGACAGAAGTGGCGGATAATCTCGGCATTCCTTCTTTTCATAGCAAATCAAGTGAGAAGCAGGTATGGGAAGATTTTGTAGAAGGAAGAATTAAACATCTTGCCGTTGTGAAGATTGGAAACTCAGGAGTCACTTATACGCCTTTAAGCAAAGTGATAATTAACTATTTTGATAGCAATCCTGAAACAATGACACAGCGTATAAACAGGTGCATGAATATGGAGTATGACAATCCTGAAAAGAAGGCTGTCATATATGTCATCTCCTCTACAGAGCCTATTGAATTGGAATGGCTGAAGAAGAGCCTTGCTATGTTTGACAAGAATAAAATTAAATATTTATGAAACTAGAATTGATTAAGAAAACAGAAAAGAACGGTAATGTATTTTACCAAGTATTTAAAGATGATGAATATGTAACAGACACTACAGTATATGCAGGGGACGTTTTTAAAGGAGAAGATAATTTAGCATATTATAGGGCTGTAGAGATTTATAATAGGGTAAAAGACATGATGAACGCAAAAATTCCTGATTCAGAAGTTATGAAATCTGAAGAAATTTAATTATCTTTATTAGAAATAACCAAGAATAATCTTAAAAATTAAGTATGTCAAAATTAATTGCATTAGTCGGGGATACTGGGTGTGGTAAGTCACATAGTATCCAATTTCTCGATCCAAAAGAGACTTACATAATCAGTGTCGCTGATAAGGAGTTGCCCTTTAAAGGCAGTACGAAGCTTTACAACAGAGACAGCAAGAATTATAAGCATGTCAAGGATGCCGCTGAGGTATTAAGACTGCTTAACACTCTCTCTAACGACGCTCCTCAAATCAAAACTGTTATCATTGAGGACGGTAATTATATCATGGGTTTCAATCTGGTAGACAAAGCTACCGAAGGTGGGTATACGAAGTTCTCTGTAATGGCTCAGCAGATGGTATCATTGATACAGGGAGCCAAGAAGCTCAGAGATGATATGATTGTGGTGTATATTTCACATCAGGAGGAACTTGAAGACAATGGTGAGATTGTATCATACAAGATGAAAACCGCAGGTAAGATGATTGACAATCAAATCAAGCTGGAAGGCTTGTTCACTGTTGTCATATATGCGATTACTGAAACGAAAGGAGATAAGACAGACTATTTATTCATTACGAATAAATATAAGAAGTATCCAGCTAAGTCTCCGGCAGGCATGTTCAGTGAGCTTAAAATGCCGAACAACTTAAAAACAGTAGTAGATAACATTAATGATTATTATAACTAAAAACATTAAGAATCATGGCAATTGGTGGAAAACAACGAGAAGAAAGAAACTTTGAACAGCCCAAGTATGTTGGCTTAGTAGAGGTGAGAGTAATTGGTATTAATCCTACGGCGGAAGAATTCGAGGCCTTGTTAGGCTGGGCTCCCAAAGAGGACAGTAAGCAATTGGAATATCTTGGCGAGAGCAAGGATGGAAACACCTATCTCCGCGTTGATGTTTGGATGGAGGAAGTCAAGAAAAGGAAGCGTGATGATGAAACTGAAGTGAATGAAAAGTTCAAGGTGAGTTTCTATCTGGAAGACAAGGAAAGGGAGAATAAGGACAATACGAGGAAGCAATATATTAATAACGTGGGAGATTGTTCGTGGGCTTCCGATCCTGATGATCTTCCTGATTGGTTTAAGGAAAGGACTTATCGTGTTGCCTATAGTGGTGAAGAGGAGTTGTATAAATTCCTTCGCACTTGGTTAAGCAAGCTTGATTATCGTAATGCTGAAACTATGCTTGAATTGGAATGGAAAAAGCTCATGCGAGGCAATGTGAGAGAACTCAGGGAACAGATTAACGGAGAATGGGCTGCCAACGTTGTTGTTCTTGCTACCGTAGAGACTGTTGAAAAGGAAAGTGGAGTAGGTGAGTACCAGAGGATATATAACAGTGCTTTCCTGTCTCCCTATAGCCTTAAGTTCTTCAGGGCAATTGATTATATGAATCCTGAAGTGCAAGCTGGTCTTCTTACAAAGAAGAGCACTAAACCTCATGAGAAGTTCGTGATGAAGGTGACGCATCCTGAATATGGATGCAAAGATTTTTATACACTGAGGGACATTGAATTGTATGACTCTGCAAAAAACATGGCTGCATCGACAAAAGTCATCGCTGAAGATGACGGTTCTTACTAGTTAGTTGTTAATCAGAGCCCTCCCTTAAACAAGGAGGGCTTTTTTATTTCTACTTATGATAAAGGGAGTTAAAAAGTCAGAGTTGACACCAGCTACTATTCTTCAGCGTATTAGTTCCTATGACATCTTCAGATATTACATGGGTCATAGGAGATGGGAATTGAATAAAGCCACTAACAGTCCTTTTCATGTAGACGATAATCCTAGCTTCCTTATAGGTAATAAGAATGGGTATCTTTATTACATAGACTTTGCTGATACTGACAAGAGAGGAGATTGCTTTGACTTCGTTAAAGACTTGTTCTATCTTTCTTCTTTACATGATGCATTGTTGATGGTGGATAGGGACTTTGGACTTGGCATTGTATCAGACCACAATCTGGGAGAATACAAAAAAATAAAGGCTGAATACAAACAGCCTGAGGAATTGCTGGGAAAGAGGTATTCCTATATACAGGTAGTGACAAGGAAGTTCACAAGAGAGGAACTGGACTACTGGAATGATTATCATCAGGACATTGAGGATTTAAGAAGAGAAAACATTTATTCCATAGCCAAGGTATATCTGAACAGGAAGCTGTTCTCAATAAAGGAAACTGAAATGAGGTTTGGATACTATTATGACGGTCATTGGAAAATCTATCGTCCTTACGGGGATAAGAAGACCAAGTGGGTTCCTAATAATGTTCCCATAACCACATTGGAGGGAATAGGCAACCTAGATAAGGAAAAACCTTGCTTTATCAACAAGTCGAAGAAGGATTTTATGGTAATAAAGAAAATCTACCCTTATTCTTGTGCAGTGCAGAATGAAGGTATTGCTTGTTTCTCCGAAGAGAATGTAGCTACTCTCAGAGAGAATTCAAGCAGTCAGATATTATCGTTCGATAGTGATGTCACAGGCGTTGCTAACTCTCAGCAGATAACTCAGCTGTTTGGATTTGGCTATTGCAATGTACCAAGACAGTATTTGTCTGAAGGAATAAAGGATTGGGCAGATTTGGTCAAGGAGTATGGAATGGAAGTGATAATTAATCATTTAAAAGAAAAAGGAATATTATGAATATGAACAGACATGTTTGGGAGAGTTGGACTCCCCAGAACTTTGTAGATGAACTTTCTCCAACTTTTGAAATGATACAGAGAGGAGAAAGTTGGAGAAAACCTTTTAAGGATGAAAAAGAACTAAAGGAATGGCTTAAAGACCAACAACCGTATTACAAGAAGCATATACCAGAAGTATTTAATTATTTTAAAAAACTACTAAAATGAAATTCGATAAGTACAGGGAAAACTTACAGGTAATTGATGACAAAGTGTATTCATATGATACACATGTTGCAACCATAGACAGAGGTGAGTTGAAGATTCATGGATGGTGGTCTGTAACTACCTCAAAGCATGTGAATTATGTAGCCGAGCAATTAGGCCTTAGGAAAGTATTCATTAACAAAAACTAATAAAATGAACAAGTTAGAGAATGAAGATCAAAAAGAGAAATTCTTTGCAGAATTGGAAGACAAAATGAAAGAACTGATATCTATTAGTTCTGATGTAATGCGTCTGATTAGAATTTGCTCTGGTAAGAATGCTGCGGATCAGCTTGATAATTCTTCCATGCAAATAAAAGATGATAAAGAAAATTTGAAGAAGCTGAAAAAAGAAGCAAGATTTGAGAAAGCGAAAGCTGACCCCTATTTCGGTTTAGGAAGTAAGACTAAACTATTCATAGCTGAATTGTCAGAGAAGTCGAAAAAGGGGGTAGTGTACATTTACAGTACACTGTGTCAGCATACGGCAGTAAAATACGGTATAGTGAAAAGTAATGGTTCTGTTAATAACAGCCAGATAGGACATCTCTTGGAGAACCTTGAACAGAAAGGTCACTGTACCATAGGTTACGTAGGTAAGAGAAAAGCGTGGTTTAAATTTAACTTTGAAGAATAATGAAAGTAAAAAAGGAGTATTATGATTCGACGAGAAGTGAGCTGATTTCAGTTCCGCTTCCTGAGGAAACAAGGACTTATAAACCCATAACTCATGAGCAGGTGATGGATCTTACGCTTGAGAGCATTTATCAGGCAGGACTGACTGTGGAAAGGGAGGAATATAGGTCAGGAAGGGAAGGTAATGTTGCAACCGGAAGCTATTACATATCTACGGGAGGAGATAGCGAAATGCAGCTCAAGATTGTATGGCAGAACAGTTATGACAGAAGTCGTCCCCTTATATTCGGAATTGGTGCAAATGTAATAGTGTGCACCAATATGATGATGGCATTTCGAGCTATCAACTCTTTCAAGAAAAAGCACACTGGAGAGATACAAACCTTCGCCCCAGGCATCATTCCTGAATACATCAAGGGAGCAGGAGAAGTTTTCCTTGGACTTCAGAAGGACAAGGAGGCTATGAAGCAAATCCCTGTAGACAGAAGAATGACGGCTGAGATACTTGGAAGGTTGCACATTGAGAAGGAGATACTCGAACCTACGCAATTGAATATCATCAGGAGAGAGCTTGACAAACCTACTCACAAGTACAACAGTCCTGGTAGTCTCTGGGAGCTCTATCAGTTTACTACTTTCGCCATAGGAGGAGTTCATCCTTCCAGATGGCTTAGTGATCATGTGGAGACACATGAACTCTTCTCTGAAATAGCTTCCCTTTATACAGGAGAGAGAAGAGTTGAAGAGGCAATAGCAACTGTTGTTGTACCAGACTTGCAATTAAAACTGTTTGACGAAGTATGAAACTAAAGGATTATATAAAGAAGTTGGAAGAGCTGGGTGAAAAATATCCAAGCTCTCTTGAAATGGAAGTCATATATTCACACGATGATGAAGGAAACGAATATCAGAAGGTGATAAATGATGAGCCATCTATGTGTCAAATTGAGAGTCTTACAGATGGGTACAGGTTTCTTGAGTTAGTAGGATTCTATGTAGAGAAAGCAGTGTTTAGTGATGACATAGCTCTTGAAGACTGTAATGCTGTATGTATAAATTAATAAATAGTAATAATGATTTGGGAAAATTTTAAACCTTTCTTTCATGAAAGTTGGCATAAAAAGATGCAATCTTTTGTGGAAAGCGAGGAATGTGACAGGATATACGCTTTTCTGAAGAAGGAAGGGAGAAGGGGCAAGAAGATTGCCCCTCTTTCTTTTGACACATGGAGATGTTTTAAGGAGACTTCCTACGATGAGCTCAAGGTAGCTATATTTGGACTATCTCCCTACCATACGTTCAGAAAAGGCTTGCCTGTGGCCGATGGGCTGCTGATGAGTTGTGTCAATGGAGGAAAATTACAGCCCTCCCTTGAAAAGTTCTATGAGGCTATAGAGAGGGAATTGTATGACGGATTGCATCTGACATATGAAAAGACTCTCGACACCTCATACCTTGCCAGGCAAGGAGTATTGATGGGCAATATATCGCTTACATGCGAAATGAACAAAGCTGGTTCCCACATTGCATTATGGGAGCCCTTTATGAAGTATCTTCTTGAGGAAGTGCTCTTTGGAACAGGAGTGCCGATAGTGTTCTTGGGTAAAGAGGCTGGAAAGTATGAGAAATACGTTCCTCCCTTTACTTGGCATTTCACCGTCAGTCATCCCGCAAACTCCTCCTACATGAATGTGGATTGGGAGACGGACGGATTATTCAGGAAAATAAACAAGATATTGAAAGATAGTAATGGATATGAAATTCAATGGTTAAAAACAATTTAGGCTATGTTAATAGAAATAAAAGATTTAAAGGTAGGAGATGAAATTATATTTTCAATCAATTCATCACTCAGATATTTAAAAGTGACACGACCTCCTTTCTTCAATAAGAAGACAAACAGATGATCAAACAGAGTATGGGGAACCACAAAAGTCAACGAAAATACCTATACTGGTTATCGTGGGAGGAGTGTAATATATCATACTTACGAATGCACCCCTGACGGACATAACATTGAAAAGCCTTTTTCCATAGGTTATAGGAAAATGTGGTTGGTTAAAGACAAAAGCGGAAGATATGAAGATTTTATCAGGTGAAATAAGAAGGGGTGACTTTATCGTAGTAAGCTATCCATATAGTCATATTTTTGGCTTTTTTCTGAGGAAAGCCACTACAATTCACTATTACAAGTTATATAAGCTAACGCGATGGTTAGATTCAAAAAGTGAAAAACCTCCCACAGTGGATTACATGCCTTTGAGCAACTGGGAACGTTTTATTAAGTATGATATTAATTTGGTTACAGATACCAGAATAATAGCTATGTATATAAAGTCAATCGAAGCATTGAAGAAACTTAAAATTATTGAATAATGATAGTAAAAGAACAGAAGCAGTCTGAGGTACTCACAGAAGGAGTTATTCAGGAGTCAATAGCAATGAGCCTTGATTTGGAATCAGCACCATTTCTTATGCAGATGTTGAGCAAGAATCTGTATTCAGATGATGTGGGTTCAACCATCAGGGAAACAGTTAGTAATGCACTTGATTCGCATAGAAGGGCCGGTATAACAAAGCCCATAGTGGTAGGTTTGCAACCTCAGTCTGATCAGTCCTATGAGTTTACCGTAGAGGATTTTGGCGTAGGACTGGATGATGAGGACGTAGCAGATATAATCAGCAAGTATGGAAAATCCACCAAAAGAACTATAGAGAATGAACTTGGACTTATGGGCCTGGGATTTAAAAGTCCCTTATCATACTGTTCCAGTTTCTATTTCATAGCAAGAAAAGATGGGATGGAACGCAAGTATATGATGTATGAGGGAGAGGAAGTGAATAACATTGACCTGCTGTACGAAACCAAGACAACTAAGCCTAGCGGCGTAAAAGTTGTTATTCCCGTAAAACGTGGTGATGTATATTCATTCGTAGATAAGATGAGGGAGCAACTTGCCTATTTCGAGCATGTCTATTTCGACGTGAAAGTCCCATCAGGAGGATATTATAATGGAAGGTATCGTTCAACGGCTGATATACATAATGGATTCAAGATATTCAGACACGAGCATTTCCAAATTTCTGAGATGACTTCAGACGAAATGATGCATATCTGTCTTGACGACGTTTATTATCCAATGGATTTCTCCAAGTTGGGAATTTCTATCATAGAGGTTCCGGTAGGTCTGAGGTTTGGACTGAATGATGGGTTAATGCCTACTCCTAACAGGGAAAGCATTCGTTATACCCCTGAAGCGAAAATAATCATCATTGACAAGATCAAGAAGGTGGCAGACTATTTCTTCACCGAATACAATAAAACGATTCATGACAGTGATGATGTATTCGCCGTGGCCAATTATCTTAGAGATACGAGTAAAATCGTAGTAATAGAGGACAGAACATATAACATAACTCCTCTGAAAAGTTATACGACAGTAAAAATAAGCACGCCTAAGCTGAAAGGAATAACCAGGTTGGATCTAGGTCACATTCTGGTAAATGATGATTATCTGTTTGGAGAGTATTCAATAACCTTTGCCATGAGACACGGAAGGTTATCAAAGTCGAGTTATTACTATGATCGGACTATGACAATTGATATATTGAAGAACAAAGACAGTGTGATATGTACGTATAAGGACAAGCTGGGAGAAATCAAAAAGGAATACATAAAATACCAATATCCAGATCAGGCAGCTGGACATGGTAAAATAAAGTTCCTAAGAAAATCAACTCCTTATAAACTGTTTAGCTTTAAAGACCAACCTTCATACTATAGTATTCTTGGACTAAAAAGAGTGCCGAGAAGCGAGTGGAGGGAAACGATAAAGGAGTTCCAATATTTGCAATCTCTCTTGTTCAAAAACTTTGTTGACTTGGATAAACTTGATATTCCTCAGGAATGGCTTGCTGCAAGAAGAAAGAAGAGTGTAGTTGCCGTAACATCTACAGGTAAAGTATTGTACAGAAAACCCAAATTGAAAGGTGAAATAATCTATAAGAAGGCGGTAGATCTGGAAAGATATTGCCGAGGCAACAACTGTAAGTTTGAATCTGAGACCTGTAAGTTGGAGAAGATTTGCAAGCGACCCTTTCTGATGATATATGCCGGACACAATGATGCCAGCAAGATGGATCAGCTTTACGGCATACTTGATAAGAAGAAGGTGAAAATTATTACTCTCTCCGACAGGGAGATGAAACTTGTAAAGGATGCCGACATACATAACCTCATCTCTTATGAGGACTTCATGAAAGGCAATAACAAGGTTTTTCAGAGGGCTGTGAGTGCATTCCTCATAGATGGTCTGATAGATACTTATGAAAGAGTGTTCGCCAGACGTTACTTGTTTGACCCTGTATCTGCCAGATTTTGTGGACAACTTAATAAGCTGTTTGATTACAAGGAGAAGTACATGTTTACTAATGGATTGTCCGATGTCTACAAAGAGATGTTGGAAGTAGCTGAAAAGGGTAATCTTTATGACACAATGATACATGATGTGTATCTGCAAGTAAAAGACACCTTTGAGAAATTTAACTTTATCAATCTGGTTTTCAGGAACATTTCATGGGGAAATGAGGATGATATGTCAATTATTTTGACTAACTTGTGTAAATATCACAAGTTTAGGATGGATTATAAAAATTATAAACATAAAGTGGTTAACAATTAAAAACAAACAAAATGAGCGTTTTCAGTTTAGATTGGTTTAGATCCAAGAAGAAAGAGGCAGATCCTCTTTACGATTTGTATGTGGAAGAGCAAAAGCTCAAGAATGAAATCCTGAGGCAGAAGGTCGAGAAAAAAGACAAGCCTTACAGGAAAATGACCCTGGTAAATGATGTGCTCACTGTTGTAATGAACGATGGCACCATCATAGTGAAACCTGAATGCTCACAGGACGATTTCATGTTGGCAAGAACTGCTAAGACTGAGGATCAACTGTTTGAGGTCCTGAAGGATTTGAATCTGCTCAGTGAAAGAGAAGATTGGGAAAAGTCAAGGGAAAATACCGAGAGGGTATATAAAGGATTCAATGTCGTCACTAAATTAAAGGACTTTGAGATGAAGGACGATTGTATTTACATCAAGGGAATAAACAGAAGCCTTCCTGAACTGCTTGTCATTAGGATAGGAAAGGTTGCTGAGAAATATCTTGATGAAAAAGGGAATGTTGATGAAGATGCTCTGTCTAAGGATGATGAATATCTGTCCCTCAAGAGGTTCTTCATGTGGTGTTGCCTGAATCCAAGGGCCGAGGTGGCTGAGAAACTTTATGACTTCCTGGAGAAGAACAAGTTCAAGTTCACTAAGCAAGGAATGTTCGTGGCACTCAGAAATGTTGTCAATGTGGCTGGAAGTGACAGTGAGATTGTCGATTTCATAAGTAATGCCTATAACAAGGTAAAAGGTGTATGGAAGAAGAATCCTGTAGATTATCATGTGTATGAAGAAAAAGAAGGTTATGTTCTTGTTCATAGAACTAAGATTGACCAAGGATACGAAAAGTATATAGGTAATCTCAAAGATTTGTATGTGGATCTTCCCAATATGCGTGAGAACCGCTTTACTGACAACTGGACAAAGACCTTTGACATTCGTATTGGAAAGACTGTATGGATGGACCCCAAAGAATGCAACTGGAGTACGCAGGATTGTGCTGCCGCTGGGTTAGTAATGTAGCCCCTTCATGTAGTAATACATGGATGAAAATCGAGCAAAAACGGTGAAATCCTTCAAAAAAGCTAAATACTTACAGTACTTAGAGTTAATGGACAATACCGTGCTAAACACAGAAACTAACAAGTCTGTGTCAGTGTAACGCATAGAGGATGAAACTTAGAGATAAGAATATAATTCCTCCACGAGTGCTCGACAATCTGTTTACAGGTTGAAAATATATGCTGAACTTACACAATGATAAAGTGTAAGAAGTAAGAGATAAAAAGCTCTTACGATAACAAAATGTACATTTCGCTGGCTATACTGCTCCTTATGTACTGTGTGGAGACACTACTGTTTTCACTATTATCAATCCTATGAAGGTAGTGGGTATAGGTAAGGAAAAGGGAAGGTGCTATGAATATCTTCCTTTCATGACCACAAGCGTGGAAGAAGCTGACAAGATTATGAATGCAGGTGATTTCGATTTCCTCCAGCTTGATGAGCAGTATGCTATTGACGAACTGAAGGGATTGGAAGAAAAAGTGAAGGAGGGATTTGCCACTGAAGCAAAGAAGCATCAGTTCAACATATCTCCTATATCCTCTGTCGATGTACATAATATCGTTAAATCGCTTTCCGTAATGGAGAATGAAATAAAGAGAAGGGTCATCGAGGTGAAATAAAAAGATGAGTGCTACCATGAATTTTGTTAAATTTGTGGTAGCACTAACTTTTTTAATTATGCGCAAGAAAAAACCAACTCCAAGAAAGCCTAGGACAAGAGGGGCAGGAACCTATACCGAAGCAGCCTTCTGGGCAATGATACGCTTCACCTTAAGGGAAAAATCAAGGTATTGGAAACCTATTTCCCTATGCAGAGCAAGAGCAAGAAGAAAGGTTCAGCTTGTGGGAAAGAGATGGAGTTACCAGTATCAATGTAATATGTGTAAGAACTGGTTCTCTATAAAGGACATAGAAGTCGACCATATTGTTCCTGTAGGAAGTCTTAATTGTGCAGAAGACCTGCCAGGGTTTGTTGAGAGACTTTTTTGTGAGATAGACGGTTTACAGGTGCTTTGTAAAGAATGTCACAAGAAAAAAGAATGAATTATGAGCGGATATAGTAGCAGCATCACATGTCCTAATTGTGGTGGAGATGCAGAAATATATACTGACTGGAAGCCTTTTGACTACAGTTCTATAACGTGTTATCATCGCGGACTTCAAATATATCCTAAAATATCCTATATGACTCTCAAGGAGTTAAATGAACAAAGAAAAAATTGGGATTTACCAATTTTAAGAAAGAAACCTAAACAAGAAAAAGATATTTGGTAAAATTAATGAATTATGATACAAGGAACCAACAAAAACAGTAGTGAAGCTGCATACAGGGAGATATACCTTGACAGCAGTTCAAGTCTGAAAGAATTCAGCTTAGACAGAAAGAAATATTACAAGAAATACCTCCTCCACGAAGAGGTGGAGGATAAAGACACGAATGCCATAGTGATGGGTAAGCTTGTCGAAACAATTTTATGGCAGAATGAGCTCTTTGACGACAAGTTCTATATGTCGTCGTGCGTAGAAGCACCAACAGGACTTATGCTCAAGTTTGTAGAGGCATTGTATGAAACATCAAGGGATGCCACCAATGAGGACGGGGAAATAACAAAGACCTTCGAGGAAATGTGCAATGAGGCATATTTGGCAAGCGGTTATAAGATTTCCCTTGATAGAGTAATGAAGAGCTTCATTGGCACTGACGCCGAGATATATTATAATGAAATCAGGACTGCTAGGAGCAAGAAACTGACGGTGGTTACTGCTGAACAGGTGAATATGGCCGAGAAGATAGTGGAGGAGCTGAAGAACAATCAGTTCACCAGAGACATAGTCAACCTTATGAGTAATGCAAGATATGATGTGAAAATTCAGTTCCAGGTGGAAGGCTATGAGGTGAACGATCTCATATTTAAGAGCATGATGGACCTGTTTGTCATAGATCACCTGAAAAAGACCATACAGGTGTATGATCTGAAGGTGGTGTGGGCTGTAGAAAACTTTTATGATGAATATTATCTGTATAGGAGGGCCTACATGCAAGCCTATCTGTATTATATGGCAGCTATCCATTACAGAAGTGAAATTAACTCCGAAGTTTCCGACTATACAGTTCTTCCTCCAAAATTCATTGTCTCTGACAGTGCTAACTACTATAATCCTTTGATATATCAGATGACAGAAAAGGACTTGATTGAGGCATATGATGGATTTGAGTATAAAGGTAGAAATTACCCGGGCGTAAAAGAAACCATAGAAGACCTCAAATGGGCGCTGAATATGAATATCTGGAATATCAGCAGGAAGAATTATCAGTCAAATGGTTTAGTTTTCTTAAATTAGTGGAGTATGATAGAAGTGAAGAAAGAGAAAAGGATGACTATAACCTCCATATTCATGGTGGCAACTCTCAAAATACCGGGAGATAAATTAAGAGAGAACAATTTCCTGAATGCATATTCAAGAGATGACATGCGGGAAGTGCAGTATAAGGACGCAATCTATCTTTTGTTCAAGCCTGATGATTTGGACAAGTTTAGATATTTCCTGGATGATGAATATGAAAGAACAAAACAGATAATAGACGATTATGACTATCCGAATGGATTTGTCGTTGTAGTGTACAAGTTGAATATGAACTTTTCTGATGATTTTAACCTTGTAAGACAAGGTAAGTATTCCAAGACCTCCAAGTTATTTCAGTCGCAGTTTCCAAGGACTCTGACAATAAACATCAATGGAATGGACAGAGAAGAAGTGTCCCTTCAATACAGGGTGTTTAACAAGACTAAGGATTTGATTAGGTTTTGGGAAGAAAAGTTTGATATGACTCTTGATAAAGATCAGGAGATATGGTATTGTTTTAACGAAGATGATGAAACATTAACAAAAGAAATATTGAAAGAATATGAATAACAGTGAAATAGAACTCGAACTCATGCAAAGGTTCGGTCTTGATAAGACCGTGGTGTTTGCTGAAATGGTAAGTGTGATGTATGACTTACTGTATAAGGATACCGTGTCCCGTAATGCGGAGGACGTGTGTGACTATGATTATGACAGAGATTGGTGGAAAAAGAAGTACACTGAACTGAAGAAGCTGCAAAGACGTACTTAACATAATATATTTGCTTGGAACGAAAAATTATTTATTTCCTGCTATAACCAAAATTGTTAATATGAATAATCGAAATGCTTCTGAAAAAGGACCCCCCGTCATAATCTGTTGGGAACTAATAACTTGAAAATTAACTATTTAGGTTAGATAAAATTTTCAAAAAATGTTGGAAAATAGAGGATGATATGTTAACTTTATCATCCTCTATCTTTCAAAAAACTTTAAAAATAACTTATTATGAGTAGAACAACTTTTGAGGTTCCACAGTCAAGGCATCCCTTTGCTGGACTTGGAACAGGAATAATTGTCGCTGAGAACGGCAAGGAGGAGCCCAAAATCACTATCAGATTCCCTCTTTACGGAATAGAGGTAGTAACTGCCAAAGGAGATGATGCAAAGAGACTTATGATGAAGATGAACTCCGATGAGTATTTTATCGAGGACAGGATAGATTATATAAAGAGTGTAGCCTGCTCGACATTGGGAATAGATGAGTTTACAATAAACACGGCCAAAAAGAACGAAAGGGCTGTCTTTGCACGATGGTTGGTCTGGAAATATCTGAGAGAGAATACAAATTTATCACTTGCTAAATGTGGAGATTTATTTAAAAAGGATCATGCCACAGTTAAGCACGGAATAAAGAAGGTAGCACCAGATGAAGTAAAGTATATGAGCAAGTGGCAACAGATAGCGTACTATTCATTCCAACAAAAAACAAAAGACTTAAGTTAACTTACTATGGGAAAAAAGCAAAAGGAATCGGACGAAGGAAAAAGCAAGCTAGAATTAATATTCGAGAAATTAAACAAGGCTTATGGAAAAGGCACGATAATGTTATTGGGAGAAAAGATAAGAGACGAATATGACATTATTCCCACAGGATCAATAGGATTTGACTACAAGACTCTTGGTGTAGGAGGGTTTGTGAAAGGAAAGCTGTACGAACTGATAGGATGGGAGTCCGTAGGTAAAAGTACAGTATGCGCCCATGCTGTAGCTGAATGTCAGAAGGCAGGGGGACTTGCCCTTTATATAGACAGCGAGCATGCTGTAGACCCTAATTATTTCAAGGCTCTTGGTGTTGATATCGATCACCTGATCATCTCTCAGCCAATGAATGGCGATGAGGGATTCAATGTGGCCATGGAGGCCATAAAGAGCGGTGAGATTGATCTCGTAGTAATAGATTCTGACTCATCAATGTTGCCTAAGGCAGTGATTGACGGGGAAGTGGGAGACAGTGCCATAGGAAAGAAGGCCAAACTTAATAGCGACGCTTATCCAAAGCTCAAGACAGCTCTTGTGAATAACAATGTATGTGTAATAGTCATCTCCCAGTATAGAGAGAAGATTGGTGTTATGTTTGGTGATCCTCGCACAACTCAGGGTGGACATGCTCTCAAGTACTATGCTGACTGTCGCATAGAGATGAGCAGGAGCCTGATAAAGGAAGGGGATGTAATCACCGGCAATAAAACGACAATAAAGACTCTGAAGAACAAAACATTTCCTCCTTATAGGAAGTGTGACTTTACTGTCGTATTTGGAAAGGGAATTGATAAGATTGAAGAGCTTGCTACATTAGCGATGGACTATGATGTCATTGTCAAGTCAGGAGGATGGTATTCATATGGAGATACCAAGCTGCGTGAAGATGAATTGTATCAATTGCTTGAAGACAATCCTGAACTATTTGATGAAATGCGTGAGAAAATAATAGAAAAGATTAAGGAATTATGAGCAAGTTCAAAGTGGGAGACAAAGTTCGTAAGCCAGAAGGTTATTCCTTCGATGGTATAATAGTGGCCATATTTGAGAATACAAAAGGCCAGACAAGAGTGGTTGCAGAGTTGGAGAATAACGGGATGCTTCACATATTCACTGAGAAACAGCTGGAACTAAGAGAATAATGAAGCAATGTAGTGTAGAAGGTTGCAACAATCCAGTATGGAGCAAGGGACTATGTAAACACCATATCCCTAAGACCCATATAAAGCCCATGAGAGCCTCTACAATGGCATCAAGGGAAAAACGAAGGGAAGATACGGATGAGATGAGAAAGTTCTTCCTGACGATCTGGAGTAAGCGACTGCACTATTCAGAGGTAAGTGGAGAGTGGCTAGGAAAGGAGCCACTTTCCATTTACTTTCATCACATCCTTCCAAAGAATAAATATCCTGAAGCCAAGTTTGATGAAGAAAATATAATTCTTCTTACATTTGACGAACATCAGAATGTTGAGTCTAATAAATTTCGTTATGAAGAAATAAACATTAGAAGAGAACGCCTACAAGAAAAATACAAAGTTCTTTGAATTAAATATTTTCTTATCAAGAGAACATTATCTGTCCTGATAGCTCAGTTGGAAGAGTGTCACACTGATATTGTGAATGTCGTAGGTTCAAGTCCTACTCAGGACACTTTAAAAAGTGATTAATCGCACTTTTATTCATATTTAAAATTATCATATGAATGATAGAGGAGAATTAACTTTACAATCTACTGTGAATCATTTGATTATACCCTTTTTCCATACGTTCACCAGCGTATTACATACGTTTGTGGACGTATATAATACGCTTATAGACGTATGAAAAATATTTACGCCAAAAATGCGTAAACTTTAACAATTATATTATATTTGTACATAAATATAACGTATGATGAGAAAATCTTTTCTTAAAAATACTACTACTGAAAGATATGTTGTAATAGATAAAGAAACTGGTGAGGTAATGGATGAATATACTAATAACTTATCGTATTTAGCCAATACCAAGGAGGAGTTCTACTTAATGTACTCGTCAATGGTTCTAATCCTTAAGACATCTAAGGATGTAAATATGAAACTATTTGCCGCTCTTCTTGAGAGGTATTCACATGGTGCAGAATTTAGTATGAGTAAAGGTTTAAAAACTATAATTGCTAAGGAGTGTGAATGTTCACCTAGATCATTAGATAATTCCTTTTCATTTCTTGTTAAAGAGCACGTAGTAATAAGACTGGATGGTAATCTTTATAGAATTAATCCAAGACATATATTTAAAGGTTCTTCCAATCAGAGGAACAAGGAACTGAAGGCAGTTTTAGAAATGTATTGTAAAGATTGTTAATTAAAATAATTAAAATGAAATCAACAAAAATTATGAGTAAACCTTTTAAAAAACTTAGAGGCTACAGAGTATATCTCGTAGCTCCTCCTGTACCTACAGGAAAGATCGAACTTTCATCACAGACGAAGAAATCAGTGCAAAAAGACTTGGTCACTGAGTTCATGCGACTCAAGGTATATGCCGTAGGAGACTCAGTTACCGATATAAAGGAAGGTGATGAGGTGCTTGTTCAGGACTTTGCTCTTAACAATGCCCCCTATATTGAATTGACCAAGGATTTAACAGTCATTCTTATCAACGTGAATGACATAGTACATGTGTGGTGATGAAGATAACAATAGATGAAACCAATAAGAGGATAACAGTTGAGCAGCCTGTCATTATACAGGAGCTGCTCAACTTCCTCACAAGTCATAATATTGACTTGAATGAATACACTCTTGATACAACGGTATATGCCTATTATCCGTATATTCCTTCGTATCCTGTATGCCCGAGTACTCCTACTATCTATCCTATCATTACGTATGATACAAACACTACGAAATGAATAGAATAGGAATAGTTGTGTTGTGCACCAATGCATATTTCGTATTAGGTGTACGCTTTGTAAAGAGGTTCATGCATTTCTATAAAGGGGATAGTGATATCATCTTCTATATGTTTACTGATACTAATCCAAAGGATTATCTACCTGATGATATTCATTACGAATATATCCATCTGAAGAACAAGAGTTGGGTAGACGGTACTAATTCAAAGTTTACATCCATCATCTCTCTTGAAGACAGAGATGTAGATTACCTCTTCTACTTTGACGCGGATACTAACGTGAATCAACCTTTCACTGAAGAGTGGTTTCTTGGAGATATGGTAGGAGGACAACATTATGGAGACCAGGGATGGATGAAAGAGAAGAAAGGATTTGATCGTAACCCGAGAAGCAAAGCATATGTTCCATTTGATACCACTCTTCCACAGACCTATTTTTATGGTGCATTCTTTGGAGGTAATAAGAAAAATATGGTAGAGTTCTGTAAGCTGATGAGGAGTTATCAGCTTGCAGATAAGGAGTGGGGATATGAACCTGGCGTTAATGATGAGTCCTATATTAACAGAGAGTTTCATTTCAATCGTCCTTCGAGGGTGGTACCGTGTACTGAGTTCAAGTTTGCCATCTCTGACAAGGGAGGCATAGGTGAGACAAGGGATATGAGACTGAATGTGGGTGAGATATTGAAGAGTCTAAAGGAGAATAAATACGATCACATAAATATATCTGGAGGAAAGGTGATAGTAGATGATACGACGAATATATTCTCAGGCATTGTTAATGGAATAGCTCTTAAGTTTCAGGACCTGAAGACATCGGGTACATCTGCTTGTGTATTTACTGAATTACAGAGAGACGACTATGGCCTGGAAACAATCTCTCTTACAGAAAACGATACAGTGATAGATGTAGGAGCCAACATAGGAATGTTCTCCATATATGTGAAAAAGAAGTTTAACTGTAAAGTCATCGCTTTTGAGCCAGTTGTTTCAAATTATAGGAATTTCTTAAAGAACATAGAATTGAATGGATTGAACATCTCAGACTTTGAAATTCATAATACAGCAATCACTTCAGTAGACGATTCTACAGTAGATATATGCACTCCTATAGATAATACAGGAGGTTCTTCTGTTTTTGTAAAGAGTAATGTTCGGCCATGCAAGACTGAGACATTAGGTAAATATATTGTTCCTGGCTGTACCTACTTAAAGATAGACTGCGAAGGAGGAGAATATGAAATCATCCCATCCGTCCTAGACAAATTAAATGTGTTGAAGTACATAGGTATAGAGTATCATAGATTTAATGCCAGTCACAATCCAGCAGAACTACATAAGCTGATTGAAGATAACTTTAATGGTATTATTTTTACAGAGAAGAGAACGATAGATGAAATAAGGAAAAGCCATGAAATCTAGTTTCAAAACTGTAGACGATAAGGACAATCTCAGCATTGAATACAAGGATTTGTATGTAATAGATGGTCACATCACTTACATGTACTTGAAAGGTACCGAAGTACCTCCATCAGTAAATATTTTTACCAACACTTCTCAATGGAGACCTATACTTAAAACTTTTGATGATGAAAATTCATTAAACGAATATATTAGCAGTCTTCAGATAACAGATAGGATAGAGCTGGCTGGACTGGGAGATAATTGGTGGTATGGCAATATAGGACATGCATTATTTGATGGTCTCTATCCTATTTATCTTGCTATGGTAAAGTTTGGATATGCAGATTCTCCATTTACGTTACTATCAGACAACTTGGATAATAAATTAACGATGTCATATGATATAATGAAGCGGTTCTGCGGTAATATTGTAGAGAGGTACAAGATAAGTCATAGTAAAATCGTTCATATTGATACATTAGTTGCTGGAACAGGAAGAACTGGAAATAGAGTAATCAATGAAGAATATACCCTGTATGGTAAGAAATACAACGGCGTCATGCTATTTAGGAATAGATTACTTAAGACTTATGGTATCAAAACAGACAAAGCAATAAATGGAATACCCAAGGTCATTATTATTAATAACAAAAGGTTCAGTAAAGAGGAAAGAGATGTTATAAACAATGCTGTAAAATATTTTGAAGGTAGTATAGATATCAAGTTCGTTGACTGGTATCATCATTTCAAGTCTTTCGATGATCAAATCCTAATGTTTCAGGATGTAGATATCCAGGTTACTGGACCTGGAACAGCAATGATGTACACACCTTTCCTGAAACTTGGAGCAGTTAATATAAACCTTGGATACATGGAGAAAACACAGACGGGAGGAAGGGATAATATCAAGGTTCCTGGTGATACAACAGACTATGTATTTCCAGGATGGATGGAGCAGTGTGTATGTGCTGGAGCAGATTATGTTCATACCATATATTACGATAGGTCTACATATAATAACATTGAATATGAACCCCTGATAGATATCATTAAGAAAGGGGTTAGTATCCTTTACAACCCCTCTCTACATCACTGTAATCATAACAACGATGCCCTAGCATTTATCGAATATTGCAAGAGAAGTGAATTAGCAAGAAATGTCTGCGATCACCTCACATCAATTGCATACTTTATGGAACTTTTTGTACATGAACATCCTCTAGCAACTCCAAAGAACATAACCAATATTTCTCTCCTGAGAGAAATAAAGGCCAAGTATAACATTGATGATAAATATAGGATAAGGAGAGACTTTAATTAGTCAATCTCTTCCTGGATAGAGAACCTACAGGAGACTTCTTGCTCGTAGTAGACTCTTTCATAAAGTTTTTCTTCATGTTGTACTTAGCTACCTTAGGAGCTTTCTTATTTACAGTGCTTTTCATTTGCCTTTTCTTGCCCTTCCCATAGCCTTGAATGTCTTTGCCAGAGCATACCTACGTGTACCAGGCCTACAAGTTGGACCCCCAAACTTGCTTCCTGTACACACACCTTCAGTACCACGTCTTTTTATGCTGGCTGTGGTCTTCTGAATCCACTTCTTTGTCATCTCATTTCTTCTTTTTAGGAGCACGGAAGGTTTTCCTTCTTGGAAGGAGTAATCTTCTTCCCGGGCTTCTTAGGAGCAAAAGGGAAATTGTCTTTTTTCTTTTCCATGATTTTCATTTTTTAACTTTACCACCACATTTTAAACAAGGTTTAGTAGAAGATTTCTTCGTACTCGCTTTAACTTTTGTTTTCATTCTTTTCAACCTTCATTACAGGAGTCTCTTCGACTTCCTTTATTACACCTTTCTCCACGTACTCAGCCATGATGTTTTCTATGACATCATTGGCCCTATCGGCAAGCAGGATTTGCGCTGCCTGCTCAGTGCTCAGGATAGCCCTGATAGTGTTGAGAAGAAACCCAAAGTCCCTTCCTGAAATGGTGATCTGGTCACCGTTCTCCCAAGTGTACTTCTTGGTTCTGTCATACTTCGCCATAATTGTTGATTTTAATGCTAAATATTATTGTTGAATTTGTTTTCATACTCTTGCCAAGGTCAAGACGAATGTTGAACATATTATTCAGCCTGAGAATCTCCTGTAGCAAGTTGTTAAAGTAGACGGGAGTGCTTGGTGCCACCCTGAAATGTATGCTATACGGTGTTTTCGCTATATCTACATGACATAATTCATCCACCGAACCAACGACTCCAAGCAACTGTTGAATGAATACCTCATCGTTGTCAGCAATTATTTCAGGGAATCCCCGCCTGT